CTCAAGATCAGAAAGAAAAGCCCTGTTAAATAGCTTCTCCCTGACCCCCGGCTTCGGCTGGGGGTTTTACTTTTTCTTATTCTGGAAACTTTCCAGCGCACCGGCACCAAAGTAGAAACCAAGGATAATCATCATCGCGTAGTTGATGCTGAATTGTTCCATCACCTGCGTCACAGCGTCTGGGTCGCCCGTACCAACAATCGTCATCGTCAGCACGATGATGTAGCTGGCGAGAAACGTGAAGCCAAACATCAGGGCGAGGTAACGCTGCGCCAGTTTGAATGGCGCGTATGCGGCCATAAGATCTATGCGGGCTTTGCTCTTAGCCGCAATCTCTTCCTCTGTCGATGTGTGCATGTCGTCGATGAGCTTCATGCCCTGCTTTACGACATCGCCAGACCCCAATATTTTTCCTAATACTGCCAACATCACTCAACCCCCAACACTCTCGATAATCCAAAAACTTCCATTAACATAAATGTAAAAAACAAAAGCAGCACACCCCCGGCAATCAGTTTGCCGCTGAAATTTGTTGAGCCTATTTTAATAGCCACAAATTCGTTGCCCAAAATTCTAAGCACAAGCTCAAAACTGTTTTCGCCAACCGCAATCGATAGCGGCTTTTTTTCGTCAGCCATCAATAGCTCCACACGTTGGGGCGTGGGCCACCCTTGAATGTGTCGAGGTGTAGAAACCGTCCTGACCCTTTTTGCGCCACGCCAATGCCCGTAAAACCGTGTTTAAACGCCAGCTTCATCAGGTCATAGCATTCTGTCCCGGCCACAGCCACGTCCACTGCAATGCCTCTGGTATGCACACCCGGCGCTGCCTTACTTGCCTCGACGCTGTGTTGCGGCGAGCGGTAGGCGCTGGTGATTGTCATCGGCTTGCCATACTCATCGCGCAATGCCTGCAATTTCTGCATAAAAATTTCAGACATCTTGCAGTCTCCGGTTTCACTGCACCGCATCTCTGCCTCAGAAAAACTAGGGTAATCTTTCCAATTCATCGTCTCATTTCCTTGACAATTTCAATCGCTTTAAAAAATGACGCACGCTCCGCCTCAGCCTCATCAAATAGCTTGGCCGACACGCGCTTCGTATATTGCCGCACTGACCAGATTGGCAACCACAACGTGCGCCGATGTTCAGCGCCCACAAGGCATAATAGGTCATAATCTTCCTCGCTCGGTAAATGTTTAACCTTGCATCCACTGCTAAGCTGGAAATGGTACACCGGGCTGCGACGCCTCTCATTCTTAACCAAGTGGCTAGTCTTAACTTGTACACGGTAAAATTCATTATCGTCACCCCAGCATACCAAATCAACCTTGTCCTGCTGCGCCATCGAGACGCGATACCCAAACTGTAACACAGCCGAAGCGGCGACGTACTCGCCCATCAAGCCGGTTGCGGTGTGGCTAATCACGCTATCCCGATTGCCCCGGCTACCGACACCATAAAGAAAACGAAAAGACCAATCGCCATAGCTACTACGCCGGACACAATCAGCGCAGCCTTTAGCCCTTCCATCATCTCATCGTGTTTAATCTTAGCTTCCTTGATCGCCTTCGCCTGAGCCTCTCGCTGGATTTGGATACGCTTTTGCCGTTCGGCAAGTATCGAAGCCCAAGTGCCGTGTCCGAAGCGTAGGTCGCACATCGCCGCAACTTCCCTGAGCGCCTCCGCCGCAAGGCGTTGGTTGACGATCTCTTTTGCCACCGTATCAACACCAAACTGATCACCCAGCCTCACGCCTGATTTTTTCGACGCCTTCTTCTGAACCTCGTCCGACCCTTGAAACAGCGCGTCGATGTCAGACGCAATGGTCGAAATATCTTTCGCGGTGCCGATTGTGCTTTTGATGCCGTCGACCGCCGCCTTAACCAGCGCAATTCCGGCCAGCGCCTCTGCGACTACCATTAGGTTAGCCGCCCCGGCGTCAGTTGTTTGCATCTGTATTTTTGAGGCATGATTGCGCCCTTGTTTATTTGAGCTATAGCGTTGCCCATCTCATGCGCGCGGGATATGCAACGCTCGCGGTCTTTGTACGGGCCGCGCGTGTCGTGATACTCATAACATTGCTCTGGCACGACTACGCTACAAGCTAGGACTATAACCTTAAACATTGCCTTGGATACGCTTGATTATTTTCTGGACGGTCTTGGTTTCGTAAATGCGTATCAACACATAGGCGCCAGTAAACAGTGCAACAAAGTCAGGCACCATCGCCATATACGCCGCAACAGTCCCAGTGCCGGCTGCAACGTCCATAATAACTTTGTTTTCCTCGTTCATATCTATTCGTCCGGCCATTCATTGATGGGTGCGTTGCCAGATGGCTCGCCATCGACCATAGGTACGTCGTGCAGCGCCATAAAGCCAGCGTGGGTAGTCACAGCGCTGATAGCGGCTTCGATGTCGTTAGACGCTTTCCTGACTGCGGCGCGAAAGGCCAGAGTGTCGGCATCGATGTCGGTGCCGTTTTCGGCAGACCGCACGACCATCCAATCGGTAGGTGCCAGCAAGCCAGCCGCAGTCACTTTGACCTGCGCGATTGCCTTGCTCTTTAGACCCTTTGTGACGACCTGAGATCCGCTGATGTCCAGCACAGGTGTGCCGTCTTCGTTAGTCGCGTTCACATCGTCCAGAGCGCGTTCAACGCCAGCCGCCCAATAAAAGCGATTGTCGAAGCTGGCGACTACCGGGTCAGCCTCATACACCAAACCGATTTCGGTTTTTTTTTCGTCGCTCAAAAGCATCCAGTTGGCAGGGTGATGCCCCGCGTCTGATGACCAAGCGCGGTTGGGGCGAATTACTTTGCCGTTGTATTTATACATTGCGTACTCCTGTTATCGTGCGTTGGCATATTTGAAGCTGTCGCCAATGGCGAGGTAGATGAACGTCTGACCACTTTGATTGTGTGCATTTTGGGAACCTCTGATTTTGAACCCATTTGAAAGCAAATCTATTTTGTAAGAATTATCTTCAGCAGAGGTATCATTTGGACTAAGAGTATCATTTTCTTGGTTGTAACCTTCACGCTTGTCATCGTAAATAAACCAGTTGTTTGTCGCTGATGCGATCTTCAGAAGTAAAAATCTGACACGGTGTCCGGTGTACACAAACGTGCCATCTGAAGAGCCGTTTCCGACATAGCTCGAGACGGTCTGATAGCCGGGAACGCTTTTAAAAACATACGCCACATAATCGTCTGGGGTTCCATTCACCCTTCCGATACCACTACCGCCGTTTTTCAATGTAATTGTTGACGTGCCTAATTGCTGATATCCAGTAGTTGGTGAAAATTCAGCCGCAGTGGTGTCTAAATTTAATGATGTTCCGCTAGTAAACCCACTCCAGCACACATCCCAATTTGTTCCACTATCTCTATTCTTAACAATAGAAAACTCTGGGTCTGTAAGTCCGTGACCAACGGTTGCCCCATCTGTATTATTGCCGACCCAAGTGACTACGCTAAACCCAGCATCAGGTGCCGCCGACACTTGTGACGTAATACTCCCAGCGCTGTTGCTGACTGCTGTGCCGCCAGCTTTCCAGTTCCAAGCAACGTAGGTTTTGCCGCTTTGGTTGCCTGAGAGATTTGAACCGTATGCAAAACCGTCACTGTCAAAACTTAACAAAGATGTTGCGCTAGTAATTTCTGAGCCAGTTGTGTTCGTTTTTAGGAATTTTGTTGCACCAGTAACGCTGTTAAAAAACTGATGGTCATAAGTGACATTTCTACCTTTCAACCATACAGCGTCAGGCTGAAACCCAACACCAGTGATTGCGTTTGATGATGACCCATCGCCTGACCACAGCACAGTGTTAAAATAATCGTCAGCCTGTTCCGTGCTGTTCGGGCTGATTGTTGGTTCGCTTAAACTGCTGGAACAAAGACAAACATAATCTGTTGGTGGTGCATATTCAAACGTGCCAAGACCATTAGCGTCTGCCGCAGCACTTGATACGTTTACGCTGTCTTGACCAAAGTTTACAAATAAATCGTTTGTGCTTCCGTTTGCGCTAAGAACAACAAACACATCTTCAGTTGTTCCACCAGTTATTGTTCCTATTTCGTGATTACCGCCAGCGGGGTCACCAGTAGTGCTAGTGGTTGGGCTTTTGAAATATGTTCCGTTGCGACTAAACCATACCTTGCCTGTTGCCCCATCAATCGCCATTCCAAGAATATCACCAGCGGCCATTTTTGCTACACCCAACCCACCAAGTCCAGCACTTGAACCATAATCATTTTCGGAACCATTTAACATGACAGAACGATTGTAAACTGTGATAGCATTTGACCCACCGACAGTCGTGCTTGATGGCCCACTTTCTAACCCAGATTGAGTAGCAAATCCTGCCACCCACAAATCACCAGTTTGGTCTGTACACTCAACTTCTATGTAAATCTTTTTGTCTTTAGGGATAGCAAATGTTGATACTGCGCCATAACCATTTGCTGTATTTGAAAAACCACCACCATCTAATTTTAAGTTACCTTCCAACAAATCACCTGATACGCCAGAATGATATATCGGATTCATTGTGGCAAAGTTATTAGTCGGGCTGTCCAGCACGACATCGCTTGCTGTCAAACCACTTACAGAAAAGTCATTGGTGTTTGCGCTTTCATCATCACCGATTGCGCTGCTGTCATCAAAAGGCAAATACCAACCAGCAGTACCGTGACTGCCAGAATAGTTTTTACAAGTCCAGACACCACCCTTAAACTTACCGAATGATGTAGGCTCTAATGCACTTCCATCAACTAGGTGCATCTCTGCCATATATCCAGCAAAGTAAGCACTGTCTGCCCTCAATTGTCCTATTCTAGCAGTGTAAGAACTATTATTAACAATAGTAATTTGGCTTGCGTCAGATGGGTATGTTTCTGTACCAAATGCAGTCTCTCTAACGCCATTAACGTATAATCGTAAACGGTCACCTTGCGTTGAGTTTGTAAAATCGCAAGTTAATTGAATGTTGTACCAAGCTGATGTGTCACGAAATATGCGAGATGTTACAAAACGTGCACGAATTGCACCGCCATCTCGAATAATTATGTCCAAACAATCTACGGCGCCACCACCATATTGCTGGAAATACATAATAACATCATTTGTATTATTCTCACCAACACAAAAAATAGGGTCTTGACCAGCACTTCCACCAGATTGCAAACTACTATCTAAGCGACTTCGTTTTATCCAAGCAGAAAATGTCCAAGTAGTCGTTGTTCCAGAGGTTTGTGTTCTGCTTAAAACTGGACTGTCACCCTCATTAAACCGCAGAGACTGGTCAATGCTGTAGTCGTAAAAACTACCACCAGCCGCACCCACGTTACCGCCGCCACCTATTCCAAATAAACTGCTCATGATACCGCCTTTACGATACGTTCAGACTGCGACCTACTTCCAGCATGTTCGTGCCGTCTGACAGGAACACCAGCAGGTCTTTTGCAGACGCGGTCGTTGTTAAAGTTGGCGCGGTGCCAGCCGCAAACTTGTAGACTGCGTTCCAAGTGCTGATGAGGCGGGTGCCACTAGCATCTTGAATAAGGCTTAACACATAGACGCCGCCGTCCTTCATATTGGTCGGCGCATTAAAGGTGCGGTCGCCTGCCAGCGTCACGCTAGTCACCTGATTGGCTGATGCGTCCCAGTCTATGCTTGCGCCGTCCGTCAGCGTGGTGGCATCAAAGTTCTGCGTCTTGCTAAACTCTTGCGCCACAGACAGGCCAGCGATTGTGGCGTCGGCGTCCGGCACGGTCAGCACACGGGTGTTGCCAGTGGTAATGCCCACCGCATCGAAGCGCACCTTCTTGGTGTCGTCAGTCGGGTCGGACAGCGTGAAGGTGTCTTGAATGGCAGCGACGCCGCCGTTCATGTCGGCCAGATGCGCCATAACCTCGCGCAGTGCGTTGTTCACGTCACTCGGCACCATAGTGCCTTCGCCGAGATCTATGCTGTCGATGTCGGTGTTACCAGACGCGCTGGCGTCATACTGCGATATTTTCGTCTTAGCCATATCTATCTCCTAGTTAGGCATTTATAGCATATTTGCGCGCCCGCGTCATTGCCCCATCCGGCGCTGGAACGGTAGGCTCTCGGTGATGTCTACGCGGGGAAGCTCTTGCGATAACAGGCCAGCGGCGGCTGGTGAGCGCATTGTGGCGCCAACGCCTTGCATGATGCCCGGTATGTCGCGGCCAAACTTTCTAGCCCCGCCCAGTACAGCCTGACCAAATGGCGAGTAAACGGCGCCAGTGCCGCCAGCGGCAAGAATTGTCGTGACAGGGTCGATGGCCGCTGCACCGCCAAGCGTACCCATTGTCAGAGCCAATCTGCCCGCCGTGCCGCTGTCAGGCACCTTTGTGCCGATCACGTCAGCGCCAGTTTCGGCAAGTCCCTGCATGCGCCCCTCGCCCCTAGCCAAAACAGCGGGGAAGCGACGAGACTGCGAATACACTTTTTCCAGCAGCTTAGCGGGTGTAACCTCGCCAGCCATACCCTTTGTGCCAGCCGCCAGCTGCATAGGCTTGAAACGTGAGTATGCCGTGTCTATGTTGGCGAGCTTGCCAGCTTTTTGCGGGTTAAACTTAGCTAGAGCCATTGTTAGCTCACCTGCCGTGTCGAATAACGCCTCACCAAGTTCCCGCTGGTAAGCGTCAGTAGACCCAAGGAATTTATACGCCTCCGCCCGAAGCGCGCTCTGGGCATCTTTGAAGGCCTCTCCGGTCAACTTTCCGTCGACAACCCTATTTACAAGCTCTCTCTTTATTATTTTAGCGTACTTGTTCGCCGCGACATCCTCCAGCTCAGAGGCAACGTCAGGTATCTGCGACATGATCTGATTTGGCGACGGTATATTTACGTCCTTCAATACATCGGTGTATGCGTCACCAATTATCTTTTCGGCTTTGATATACGCATCTCGACCCTTCACGCCCTTTGGCAGTGTCTGCCCAAGCGGCGCCAGCGCCTCATCATACGCGGCACGCTCAAAGCCGGTGACAGCTCGCCTGCGTGCGCCGCCTATTAAGAAGTCAGCTACTGGCAAACCAGCCAGACGCTCCTCTATGCCGCCAGTTATGCCGCCAAACTTCTGACCGACCGTAAGTGGCACGCCCTTCTTGATAAGCTCTGCCGCGCCCGCTGTTACTGCTGGGGCGGCTTTTTGCAGACCCGCGCCAAGGATGCCAGCTATCGCCGCTGATGCTGGCACGTCGCTCATCTCTTCTGCCGCTCCGGCTCCATACGCGGCGCTCATGCCTGCTGTTTGAGCTGTTTTACCGGTAAGAGCTTTTGGCACCTTTTGCGCGGCCTTTGCGGCTGTCTGTCGGATAGCTTCGCCTAAATACGATGCAAGCGGCTCGTTTAGCTTAGTTACTCCCTTTGCAACACCTCTGCCAGCCAAACCAGCCGCTCCCATTGGCATAGCTATCGACGACGCAATCTCTGAGCCATATGCGGTTTTTGGGTAGTCAGAACGAAACTGCTCAAGCTCTTTGCGAACCTGATCGCGTGCCTGCTTGTACGTCTGATCTCCGAGTATGCTTCGGACAAACCCCTCAGCCTCGTCAGCAGTTCCAAACGTAATGCCCTGCCCGATTGACCTAGCCAGACCAGAGGCAAACTCCATTACGTCGAACCCGCCGACTGACGGCGTTTTATCTGAGGCGCTTTCAGAAGACAGTGACGCCAATTCTTCTGGTGTTGCTTCTCTAATAGCCATTATTCAACCACCATCACTTTGTTGTCGGGGGTTCTGTAAAAAGACTTGCCGCCCTTTCTTTCGATAAACACAGAGCCTTTTGGTAACTGGCTCACATCAGACGGTGCCATTTTCTTTTGAAGATAATCAAAAGCACCGCCAGACTGCGCCTTCATTGCATCAATACCGGTTTTGCGCGCCAGCCGCTTTTGCTCTATCGTGGCGGCGCTTTCACCGGGCTGTGGAAAATACTTCATGTCTTCGGTTTCAAATTCTGTAGCGGAGATAGCGGCTCCAGATTCCTTACGCAAAACCGCAGTGATAAAATTCATTTTAGCGGCCAAATACTGTTGGCCTGCGTCACTCATTGCGGTTGCCCTTAATGATAAGGGCAATTTTCCTGCGGCATAATCTTGTATGTTTGCTGGGTCGTAACCGCCAGACGTTACATTTTCAAATGTTTGTGTCGCCTCAATCATCCTGTTAGTAAATGCGCCCGCGAGCTTTTCATCATTGTTAAATTTGGGGTCTTGTTGACCAATAACACGCTCACCAGCTTCAAGGCCAGCAGGCGTAGGCAGGTTGCTTAAATCCAAGCCGGGTATCTGCACAGTTGTAATAGCGCCATCTGCCGCGCGTCTTTCTTCTTTCATTGGTTTGGTTAAGGTCTGGTACGATATTCTGTACTGGCTCTTTTCGGCATCAGTGGCTGTGCCGTCTTTTATTTTTGGCGCCAAATTTAAGACAATGTTTCTGTCTTGAGCTGTTACACTTGAGCCTTTGTAAAACTGTCCTGCCGTGCCTAACTTCTCCGCAATCTTTGCTTGCGTCAGAAGATTTGCTAATTCCTGTTGTTGCGCGCCCGAGTACCCCTTACTAGCCGCCGCACCCATCTCAGCCAAAACCCGGCCGAGCGATACCGGTGTGGGCGAGTAGTCGCTGGCGCGCGCACCTGCTAGTGCGGCTTGGCTAATCGCCTGACCGACCGGTGACGTCAGAGGCTGGCTAAATGCGCCCATAAACCCGCTAGGTTGGCTCGGTGGCGGCGTTGGCTTGGACATTGGCAGTACGCCGGGCATAGGCATGCCAGACGCCGCCTGCTGGGCTTCCTGCGCCTTTTTCATCTGCGCCTGACGCAATACTTCCCGCATCAGAGGTGACAGCGTCGGTGCCGTTGGGCGCATCATCATTGGTGGGGTGCGACGATTGCCGCCAAAGCTGCGTTGGCCGTATTGGTTGGTAGCGGTAATTCCGGCTGACGGCGCCAAGCGTGATGGCATCTGCAACCGATTAAATCTATCGCGTATACTGTCCATACTAAGCCCCCAACAATCCTGCTAAACCGCCTGCAATCGCGCCATAACCCGGCATGCCAAATTGACCGCCAAGCTGTGCGCCGCCCATCGCGCCCGACAGCGCCGAGCCAACAGGCTGGCGGTATACCGGCTGAGACTTCTCACCGCCAACCGTGCCGCCTTGAATGATCGACATGTAATTCGCCAGAGCATTAAGCGGACTTTCCTGCTCAAATTGAAAGCGCGCCATATCCGCCTCAAGCTCTGCCTGAGACTGACCCTCACGCGCCGCGCCGACTTCGGCCAGCTTCTGCAAGTCGCTAAACCCAAACTCATACGCGGCCGGCGCCTGCTGTATGGCCTGCTGCTGCGCTTGATACGCCATTGGCGCCAGAGCTGAAGCGACGGCACCCTGCTGCGCGCCCGAGCCGTAACGTCCGGCGCTGGCAAACTGAGACGCAACCTGATCGACCACGGGCTTAAACGCCGCAGATTGCAGCGGGTTCGTACCCATCAGGTTCTGCATCACCGCAGCCTGTGTCATTGGAATAAACGGCGAGCCAGAGGTAGCCATCTGACGCTGACCGGCTAGTGCCATTTCGCTCTCGGGCGAGTAACCCACAACCGTCTGGCCGGGGTAATACTGAGGCGGGCCACCCTCGTACATCTCTTTAGCCTGCGACATGCCGTACTCAAGAAACGGTTTCGCATACGCCGGTGGGCCGCTGCTCTGGGTGATTGTGCGTGTTGATCCGCCGCCTTTACTCATCGTTTAAATCCTTCGCCAAAATAACCGCCGTAGCGGTGTAATCTTTGAGGTGCCGTTGCCAGCCCTTCCTGCCGATAATTTCCATCGCGTCACATCCGAGTGACTTAGCCCAAACCGATATGGACTTCTCCGCCTCAGTCAGCTCGCTCAAGTCTCCGCCCGCAAGCCAGATGCGGCATATAGACCGCTGTGGGTAGTCCACTATTTCTGTGATAATAGCAGACTTCTCTAGCGGATGTAACTGCGCCTTGCCAGTAGCCACAGCGTGGTGAACGTCTTCCATTGTGTGCGTTTCGCCAGCATATTCCAGCGCGTCGCTAATCCACTTGCGACACCGTTCCCAGTGTCCGCCGAGCCGATCGCTATCCGATAATAAGATAGGCGACGTCGACGTCATGTCCGTGATTTTTGTGTTCAATTATCATTGTCCCGTTGGTGCTAGTGCTTTTAACAAAAGGCAAACTGTGTTCTAGCGTTTCATTGTATCCAGTAAAAAATACAACACTCTCTATCCCATACCGCAGATCGTTAACAGTAGTTGTTGTTGTGCCGTTTACTAAAGTAGCGTAGCCGACACTGTTTAGGCCACCCCCAACCGTCCTGTTTACAACTTCTGCCACCTCTCTCGTCGTGGCGGTGACTGGGTTCAATATTCTAAAATTTGTTTTTCTTTGCGCGACCGTCATCGTCTGCCCACCTGCCTAGCCTCGACGTCGATGCCGTGCGCGAATGACCAGTTACCGGACAGCAGCATCTTTACCCGTTGATACCTGTCCGCAGCCCTAAACGGCACAAAGCCAGCCGCATTTGTCGTGCCACCTGCTTGAAACGCGACCGCGTCAGTTGGCGTGCCGCGCAATCCCACAAACAGCTCGACCGAGCCATCCTCGTGATACGGGTATACGCGCGTGACTATGCTGTGCTTGCCCATACTGAGCGCCGCC